ACCCCCAACGAAGCGCGCATCGACGAAGGCCGGCCGGCACTGGCTGGCGGCGACCGGCTGCTGATTCAGGGCGCCATGATCCCAATCGAAAACGCCGGGATGAAGCCGGTGCAGGAGGTTCCGAGTGGAACGCAAGAATCTGAGCCTCGGTGAATTCGAGATCAAATTTGACGAAGCCCGAAAGGGCTTTTTTTCTGGCTACGCATCCAAGTTCGGCAACGTCGACAGTTACGGCGACACCATCGCGCCAGGCGCCTATGCCAAGACTGTGGGCGAGCGTGAGCGCCCCATTGCGATGCGCTGGAACCATACCGGCCCAGTGATCGGCAAGTGGCTCAAGGCGCAAGAAGACGAGCACGGCCTGTACGTCGAGGGCGAATTGACCCCCGGTCACTCCGTCGCCAGCGACGTTTACGCGCTGATGAAGCACGGCGCCGTTACCGGCCTGTCCATCGGCTACCGCATCCCGGAGGGTGGCGCGGAAAAGCGCGATGGCGTGCGCCTACTCAAGCAAATCGAACTGGTCGAGATCAGCGTCGTTGAGGCGCCGGCCGACCTGCACGCGCAGATCGCGGACGTGAAGTCGGCCATCGAGCAGATCGACAGCCTGAAAGAGGCCGAAGAGCTGCTGCGCACCCAAGGATTCACCCGGTCGGAAGCGTGCGCGCTGGTGTCACGCATCAAGGCCATGGCTCACGGCGAGCGTGAGGCAGAAACGAAAACCGCAGAGATTGCGGGACTTTTCCAGCACTTCCAAATCCCGCAAATCAAAGAGATCAAACCATGAGCGAAGAACTCAAGAGCGTCATCGAGCAGGGCCTCAAAGGCGTACAAGACCAGTTGCAAGCCAAGATGGGCGAGTACAACGCCGAGCTGGCCAAGTCCACCGGCCAGGTGAAAACCGAACTGACCGGCGAAATCGAAAAGCTCGCCGAGCAGTACAAGGGCCTCAAGGAGCAGATGCTCGACCTGGCGCAGAAGCAGACCCCGGCGCAAGGCGAGGCCAAGACCGTCTCGGCTGGCTCCGAGTTCGTCGGCTCCGAGGCGTTCAAGGCCCTGTCCGAGCGCCGCGTCGAGCGCGCCCGCATCGAGGTCAAGAACACCGTTGTGGCGGATGGCACCACGACCCAGCCGATGCAGCGCCCCGGCATCATCCCCGGCAGCTTCGCGCCGCTGACCCTGCGCCAACTGATCCCGACCATTGCCGTCAGCTCCAACGCGGTCAACTCTCTGCGCGAGAACGCATGGACCAACAGTGCGGCCGAAGTCGCCGAGACCCTGGCCAAGCCCGAGTCGGCCATCACCTTCGAGCCCTACGACGTGACCATTCAGACGGTCGCTCACTGGATCAAGGTGTCCAACCAGCTGCTGGCCGATGCTCCGGCTGTCGCGGCGTACATTGACACCCGCCTGCGCGATGGCCTGGCGCAGCGCATCGACCGTCAGCTGCTGCTGGGTGACGGCACTAGCCCGAACCTGTCGGGCCTGACCGATGCCGGCAACTTCACCGCATTCACCGCCACCTCCGGTGCGAATCTGGTCGAGTCGATCAACAAGGCCAAGTACAACCGCTGGGCCGTGGGCGAGACCGTCGACACCGTGGTCGTCAACCCGGCTGATTGGGCTGCAATGGAGCTGCTGCGCGAAGGCGCCGGCACTGGCGCTTACCTGTACGGCGCGCCGGGCGTAAGCGGCAACATGAGCGCGTTTGGTGTTCAGGTCGTCATCTCGGCGAACATGCCGGCCGGCAAGTTCCTGATCGGCTCGCTGCGCAGCGCCGCGACCATCTACCAGCGCCAAGGCGCCGTGGTCGAGATGGGCTTCGTGAATGACGATTTCACCAAGAATTTGGTGACAATCCGAGCCGAAGAGCGCCTTGGCCTGGCGGTAGATCGCCCGGTCGCGATCATGTACGGCGACATCACCGCCGTCTAACCGAGCGGGGCCGGGTAGCACCGGCCCCAATCTGGAGGCGACATGCAAGCCAAAGCCATCAAGACCTTTCTGCACGACCAGCTCGGGCGCGTAGTGAAAGGCCAAGAATTCGAAGCAACCGAAGCGCAGCTGGCCCCGGTCGCGCGCTTCGTCGAGGTCTACGAGACCAAAGTAATTTACGAGGAGCCGCGCCATGGCAGTGCTGACGCTGGACGAGATCAAGGCGCACCTGCGACTGGACGGCGACGAGGAAAACGCCCAGCTGACGCTGCTGAGTGAGGCTGCGGAAGACTACGCGGCGCAGTATTTGGGCCGCTCGCTGCCTTGGCTGGACGATTTAGGCGCTCCGGTGGCTGTTCCGGCATCGGTTCGCGCCGCGCTGCTGATGATCATCGGTGATCTGTACGAAAACCGCGAAGGCGCGCTCGTTGGCGTTTCTCGCGTCGATAACCCGACTGTTGACCGTCTGCTGCACTTCTATCGCACAGGGCTAGGCGTATGAGAGCCGGCAAACTGCGCCACAAGGTCACAATCCAGGCCCCGAGCACGACGCAAGACCCGCAAACCGGCGAAATGCTGGCCGGATGGGTCGATTTTGCCTCTGTTTTCGCCTCAATCGAGCCGCTTTCTGCCCGCGAATTCATCGCAGCCCAGGCGCAGCAATCGGAGATCAGCGCCCGCGTGACGATCCGCTATCGGCCCGGCGTCACCGCAGCGATGCGCCTGCTGCACGGCGACCGGATCTACAACATCCACGGCGTGCTCGCTGACAACAAGAGCGGGCTGGAGTATCTGACGCTGCCGGTCAGCGAGGGAGCTTCTGATGGAAACTAGAAAACTTGTAGTGCGCCGCGACACGCGCGGGCAGCTCTGCCTGCATGACGCTGAAACTGGGCAGATGATTTCCGCCCAGGCGTCTCTCCAGATCGATCAACAGCCTGACGCGCCGACGATGGTGATTGTTCGACTGTTCGCGGATCCGCGAATGCGCGGTGCCGTGCGAATCGAGGCAGAGAAAGAAGGCAACAGCGAAGTTGTTGATCTATTCGTTTCCGATCTGATGGGAAGAAAAGATGGCTGACTCTCTGGACTTCAGCCTGACGGGCCTCGATTCGCTGCTCGGCAAGCTGGAGGCGGTCAGCTATGACGTGAAGCGCCGGGGCGGCAGGTCGGCATTGCGCAAGGCGGCGCAGATCGTCGCCGAGAAGGCGAAGGAAGGTGCTCGGCGGGTGGATGATTCCCAGACTGGCCGCAGCATCGCGGACAACGTCGCGCTGCGCTGGAACGGGCGGCTGTTCAAGCGCACGGGGGACCTTGGTTTTCGCATCGGCGTCCTTCATGGCGCTGTCCTGCGAAACGGTGGTGACCTTTCCAGTAATGCACCGACGCCGCACTGGCGCTTGCTCGAGTTCGGAACGGAGCAGATGCGCGCCCAGCCGTTCATGCGCAGCGCCCTGGCCGACAACATCAGCGCCGTGACCACCGAATTTCTATCGCAGTACGAGAAGGCCCTTGATCGCGCCATCAAGCGTGCCGCGAAGAAGGCAGCCGCAGGAGGCTAAATGTTCCCGCCGATCTTTCAGGTTGCCGCGGCTGACCCTGGCGTAACCGCGCTGCTCGGGCCGGGGCCGGTCAGGCTCTACCCATTCGGCGAGGCGCCCCAGGGCGTGACGCTCCCGTATGCCGTCTGGCAGCTCGTCAGCGGGTCGCCAGAGAACTACCTGGCCGGTCGCCCGGATGTCGACAGCTTCACCCTGCAGGTCGACGTCTACGCCAGCACGGTCGCATCGGCCCGTGCGGTCGGGGCTGCGCTGCGCGATGCCGTCGAGCTGCACGCCCATATCACCCGCTGGGGCGGCGAATCACGCAACAGAGAAACCGGCCGGTACCGGCTGAACTTCGACTGCGACTGGTTCGTTTCCCGCTAAACCGAATCAACCCAGACAGCCCGCCTCCGAGCGGGTTTTTTATTGCCCAAAAGACCCCGACGAGGACAACACATGAGCATCCTTTCCCAAGGCACGCAGGTATATTTCAAGGACCCGGAGGACGGCACCATCGTCGCGGTCGAGTGCGTCACTGCATTCAACCCGGGCGGCGCCCCGGCTGATCAGATCGAGGATACCTGCCTCGAGTCGAATGTCCGCACCTACAAGCGCGGCTTGCGCACGCCTGGCCAGGCATCCCTGACCGTCAACGCGGACCCGCGCAACGCATCCCACATTCGGCTGCATGAGCTGAGCGAAGACGACACCGTTGAGACCATCGACTGGTTCGTTGGCTGGTCCGACGGCACTGATGCGCCAACCGTTGTCGCTGACGAAGTGACCCTGCCGACCACTCGCACCTGGTTCACCTTCCAGGGTTACGTGAGTGATTTTCCGATGGACTTTGCGTCGAACTCCGTGGTCACCACTGCCGCTACCATCCAGCGCAGCGGCGGTTCTGCCTGGATCAAGAAAGTATGAAGCTGAGCATCGATTCGCTGAAAAAAGTCGGCGCGTTCTCCGGTGACCTGGTGAAGCGCACCGTCAGCTGGAGCCAGAACGGCGAGGACTTCGAGGCCGAAGTGTTCATTCGGCCCCTGTCCTACAAGGCCGTCGAGGACGTGAAAGCCGGCGAGCCCACCAGCGCCAAGCGCATTGCCGGCCACATCCGCAACGAGGACGGCTCTGCCATCTTCACCGTCGAGGACATTACCGGCGAGGCTGATCCTGAGCGGGGCCCGCTGGGCCTGTCGCTGTCGAGCGCGCTCGTGATGGCCATCAACGAAGTGACCTTCGGCGGAAAAAAGAAGAAGGGCTGACCGCAGAGGAAGAGGTCTGGCACGAACTGGTCCTGTCCGGAGTAGGGGGCAGGACCATTGCCGAGGCCCAAGAACGGATCAGCTACCCCGAGTTTCTATCCTGGCTGAAGTACCGGGCCAAGCGCGGGTCGCTGAATGTGGGGATGCGGGTAGAGCGCGGCACTGCGTTGTTGGCATCACTGTACGTCAACGCCCACCGCGGCAAGGACACGCAGCCAGCGCAGGTGTGGGACTTCGCGCCTCATCACGATCAGCCGACCGTTTCGCTGGATGAGGCAATGGAGCGCTGGGTATAGGCGTGCTACTTTTCGATTTTCAGGGAGGGTGAGCATGCGCGCGTTATTCGTTATTTTGACGGCAGCAGGCATGGCAGCTTGCGTCAGTCACGGCAGGCCCATTACGGATGAGCAGGTGGCGGCTGTTAGGGAAGGCGTAACGACCAAGCAAGAGCTGCTGGCCAGCTTCGGTCGGCCGGTGGTGTCATCGAAAAACTCAGATGGCACCGAGGTCATCGGGTGGGCCTATGCCAAGGTCGGATTTGCTGGCTCTAGCTATACCAACCAATCGATCACGGTAACTGTCGGCCAGGACGGCACCGTGAAGAGTTACACAACCAGCGTGATCAGCGACCCGCGTTGATAGTCGCAGCTACGCAAACGAACCGCCTTCGGGCGGTTTTTTTATTGCCCGGAGAAAACAATGGCAGCCAATCTCGGCACGCTTACGCTCGACCTGATCGCCAAGATCGGTGGCTTTACCGGGCCAATGGATCAGGCTGCCCGCCATTCGCACAAGCGCGCGAAAGAGATCGAGAAGGCGATGGCCAACGCCGCCGACGCGATCAAGAACGTGGTAGGCGCTCTGGCAATCGGCGCCTCGTTCACGCAGATCATCCGTGCCACCGCGGACTTCCAGAACGAACAGGCGCAGCTTGCCGCGGTGCTGAAGTCGACCGGCGAGGCCGCCGGCTTCAGTCAGGGCCGGCTTAACGAGATGGCCGATGCGCTCAGCCGCACGAGCATCCTCTCGGCCGGCGAGATCAACCAGGCACAGACCACGCTACTGGCGTTCACCGGCATCGTTGGCGAAGAGTTCCCGCGCGCGCTGCAGGCTGCCGTCGACATGGCGTCGCGCACCGGCATGTCCGTCGTATCGGCATCGGAAACGATCGGCCGCGCGCTGGACATTCCATCCAAGGGCCTGGCTGCATTGAGCAAGCAGGGCTTTCGCTTCACCGAGGACCAGAAGAAGCTCGCCGAGTATCTCGAATCGACCGGGCGCACCGCAGAAGCGCAGGCGATCATCCTGCAGTCCCTGGAAGAATCCTACGGCGGCGCAGCACAGGCTGCCCGCAATACGCTCGGCGGCGCGCTGGCCTCGCTGGGTAACAGCTTCACCGATCTGCTGACCGGGGAAGACGGCGTAGAGGATGCAACCCAGGCCATCAATAGCCTGACCGACACGCTGAGCGATCCGCGGATCAAGGAAGCGTTCTCCACCATTGTCGCCGGCGTTTTCAATATCACCGAAGCGGTAGCCAAGGCGCTCCCGCACCTGGTCGGCTTCACAACCTGGGCAGCGGAAGAGCTGGCGTCGATCACGGTCGGCATTGCAGGCGATGACATCGTTCGCCTCGAGCAGGACGCGCAGCGCATCCGCGAAGTACTGGACGGGGGGCTTGGCAGCGTTGGCGAGCGAATCCGGTTTTTCGGTCCGGACGGAATCGTCAAGCTCTGGACCGATGCCGATCTTCGCAAAGAGCTGGATCGGCTCAATGGCGCGATCGGCTCCTACTACAAGGCGCAAGTTCCGGCGCCGTCAAAGCCCGAAGGCGCGAAGCCGCGCGTAGCCACGGACCTGCAGGCCGAGGCCAATGCGGCGGCGGCTGCAGCTGAAGCGCAGGAAAAGGCGGACAAGGCGCGCATCCGGGCGAACGAAGCCATAGAGCGGCAAATCGCGGCGCTGCAGTTGCAGGCCGATACCGTTGCCATGTCGTCCGAACAGGCGGCGCTCTACAAGCTGAAAGTCGAGGGCGCGACGACTGCCCAGCTTGCCAGTGCAGAGGCCGCGCTGTCGGCTGTCTCGGCGTACAAGGAACAAGCCAAGGCCATCAAGGAACTGAACGACGCCGACGAGCAGACCAATAAGGATGCCGTTGCGATCATCGACTCGCTGCGCACAGAAGAGGAGGCCATCCGCGAATCATACGAGCGCCGCCGCCAGATCATCATGGACGCCACGCTGCTGACTGAGGAGCAAAAGAACGAGGCTGTCCTGCGGCTCAAGCAAGAGCACGACGAGAAGATGATCGAGGCGAACGGCTCTTATTGGGAGCGCTACCTGCTCGCCGCCGAAGAGAACCTGCAGTCGTTCGACGAGCTTTCAGGCGTGATGCTGGAGAATTTCACCGGTCGGTTTGGCGACGCCTTCGAGTCGATGGTCTTCGACGCCGAGTCGCTGGGCGATGCGGTGCAGGGGCTTGCGGTCGGCATGGCGCGTTCGATTGTCAATGCGCTCGGCCAGATGGCGGCGCAATGGATTGCCTACCAGGCAGTTCAGATGCTGGTCGGCAAGAGCGTGCAGGCGTCGGCAGCGTCAACGATGACCTTCAACGCGCTGGCGTCTCAGCAAATGGCTGCGCTGAATGCCTTCGCCTCTACCGCAGCTATCCCGCTAGTCGGCCCGGCGCTGGCGCCGGCAGCGTCTGCTGCCGCGCTTGCTGCTACCACGCCGATGGTTGGAGCGGTTGCAACCCTCGCCCTTTCCGGCATGGCCCACGACGGCATCGACTCCATCCCCGAAACCGGCACCTGGCTGCTGGAAAAAGGCGAGCGGGTCACTACCGCCGGCACAAGCGCCAAGCTGGACAAAACACTGGACGAAATCAGCCGGGGCGGCGGCGCCTCTGGCGGCGTGACGATCCCGATCAGCGTCAACGTGACGGCAGAGCCGGGCATGAGCGACGCCGAGGCGCGGCGGCAGGGCTCGGCCATCGCCAGGCAGATCGACAGCCAGATGATGATGGTCATCGCCCGAGAGCGCCGCCCAGGCGGCCTGCTCGCATAAGGATCGAAAATGGAAACGCTACCCGATATTTGCCCCAGCTACGCCCCGGCGCTGACCCCGGAGTTTGCAGTTGACAGCAACAGGTTTGGCGATGGTTACGAGCTGCGCCGGCCGTCCGGGCTGAACTCGGTAACCGACTCCTGGCAGCTGAACTGGAACGCGCTTGCGCGCGACGACTACGAGCGGCTGCACGACTTCCTTGTGGCCCGCAAGGGCGTCGAGGCGTTCCGCTGGCAGGCGCCGTGGGATAGCGCCCCGAAAGCCTGGGTCTGCACATCGCTGAGCGCTGTGCGGCCTATCGGCCCGAACCTCGCCAGCATCCAGGCCACCTTCAAAGAAGACCACAACTTATGAGCGCAATCATTGCCCGCGACGTGCAGCTGTTGGAGCAGGACGCCATAGTTGTGATGTTCGAGTTGGATGCCAGTCAGTTCGGCGGCGAGCTGCTGCGGTTCGCTCCGGCGCCGGTCGACGGCCAGGTTGTGCGGTTCGGCGGCAATCAATACCTGCCGCTGCCGATCATGGCTGAAGGCTTCGTGTGGAATGGAAAAGGCACGCTGCCGCGCCCGACGCTGACCGTCACGTCGATGGATCTGGCGTTTCTGTCAATCGTCCTGTCCGCCGATGACCTAGTGGGCGCGCCTATTCGCCGGCTGCGCACGTACCGCAAGCACCTGGACGACGGCAGCGACCCGGACCCTACCGCGCTGTTCCCGGTTGACCACTACGTCATCGAGCGCAAGACGAGCCAGAACAAGCGGCAGATCCAGTTCGAGCTGTCGGTGCAGATGGATCAGGAGGGCCGGAAGATCCCGGCTCGCCAAGTGCTGCGCGATACCTGCACGAAGCGATATCGCTGGTGGGACGGCACGCAGTACCGGTACGAGGGCGTCACCTGTCCTTATGCCGGCGCTGGCCAGTGGCAGCAGAGCGGGTCGCCTGCAGCTCAAGGCCAAGACCGCTGCGGTAAGCGGCTGACCGACTGCAGGCTGCGCTTCGGCCAAAACGGTGATCTGCCTTTCGGTGGTTTCCCTGGCGTTGCGAGGTATCGCTGATGTTTGACGAATACCGCGACCAGATCCGGCGCGAGGCGATTGCCGCCTATCCGCGCGAGGCGGTCTGGCTCATCACGCCGGGCGAGTGTCGGCAGGTTGAGAACATCGCCAGCGATCCGACCCATACCTTCCGCGTCAGCAAGCGCGACATGGCCGCCGCAATGGCGCGCGGGCTGCTCGCTGTAGTGCACAGCCACCCTGACTATCCGGCCTGCCCGAGCGCGGCTGATATGCGCGGCCAAGACGCCAGCGGAGTGCCGTGGGGCATCGTCGCCACCAATGGCGAGACAGCGACTGATGTCGTCTGGTTTGGCGATCAGGTAGAGCGCGCCCCGCTGATCGGCCGGGGTTTCCGGCACGGCGTCACCGATTGCTACGCGCTGATCCGCGACTACTACCGCATCGAGCTTGGCATTGACCTGATCGAGTTCCCGCGCGACTGGGAGTGGTGGCTCAACGGCGGCGACCTGTACCGCGATGGCATCAAGCCTGCCGGCTTCCGCGTCATCGAGCAGCACGAGGCCCGGCCGGGCGACATGTGGATCGCCCAGCTGCGCAGCCCGGTCCCGAACCACGGCGGCATCCTGCTTGAGCATGGCCTTGGCCTGCATCACCCGAGCGCTCGCGATCCGGTTGACCTGGCGCGGCTATCGGTACGCGAGCCGCTGGCTCGCTGGCTTCCCTACATCACACTCTGGCTCAGGCACGAATCACGATGAAGACCATCCATCTGCACGGCCCACTGGCTCGCTTCGGCGAGCTTTTTTGTTTAGACGTCCGAGACGCCGCCGAGGCGGTGCGGGCGCTGTCGGTGCAGATCAAGGGCTTTCGCGCGGCGGTCGCGGCCGGCAGCTGGCATGTGATCCGAGGGCCGATAGAGGGCGGCGATTCGCTGGACGTGGACGGCCTGACGGTCGGCCTGCCGGATGAATCCGAAATCCATCTGTTGCCCGTCATCGAGGGGGCTGGCGGAGTGTTCAACGTCATCGTTGGGGCGGTGCTGGTCGTGGCCGGCGTGGTGACCGGCAACCCGTATCTGATCGCAGCCGGCGTCGGGATGATGATCGGCGGCATCGTCCAGCTAACCACAAGCGTGCCGTCCTCCGACTACGGCGCCCGCGAGGAGGCCGACCAGCGCCCCTCATTCCTGTTTGACGGCGCCGTGAACACCTCAACCCAGGGGCTGCCCGTCCCCGTCATCTATGGCCGCGTTCGCGTCGGCTCGGTAGTCATTAGCGCGGGCCTGACCAGCGAGGAAGTGTGATGGAAGCAATTCACGGCGCAGGCGGTGGCGGCGGCAAGGGCGGCAAGAAAGGCTCGTCCCGCACGCCGCAGGAAGCCCCGAACTCCCTGCAATCGGCCGCAACTGCCCGCATTCTGGACCTGCTCGGCGAGGGGCCAATCGTCGGCCTGGTCGACGGGCTGAAATCCATCTATCTGGACGACGCACCGCTGCAGAACAGCAATGGCTCGTACAACTTTCAGGGCGTGACTGTCCATGAGCGCCTGGGCGAGCCGAACCAGGCGCGTATTGGCGGCTTCCCGGCCGTCGAGAGCGAGGTCGATGTCGGTACGCAGATCAAATACGGCGTGCCGCTCGTGCGCAGCGTCTCCAATCCTGACGTTGACGCGGTGCGGGTCAAGATTCGCGTTCCGTCGCTGACCAGTCAGGACGTCAGCACGGGCGATATCAGCGGCACGGCGGTGTCGGTTGCGGTCGACGTGATGCCGGACGGCGGCAGCTGGCAGCAAATGGCTGTGATCACGATCAGCGGCAAGACCACCAGCGCCTATGACCGCGCGCACCGCGTCGAACTGCCGGGCGCCGGCCCCTGGTCCATTCGTGTGCGCCGGCTGACGGCTGATTCGGATAAGTCCAGCCTGCAGAACGCAACGTACTGGACCAGCTTTACGCAGATCATCGACGCGCGCCTGACCTACCCGGATAGCGCCCTGATCGGCCTCGAAGTGGACGCCCGCCAGTTCGGGTCGAGCATCCCGAAACGCTCCTACGATGTGAAAGGCCGCATTATCCGCGTGCCCAGCAACTACACGCCCGAAACCCGCGCGTATGCCGGCCTGTGGGATGGCAGCTATCAACTCGCCTGGGCCGACAACCCCGCCTGGGTCTACCTCGACCTCGCCACCCATGCCCGCTACGGCGCCGGCCTGGAGACGGTCGACAAGTGGTCGCTGTACGAGATCGCCCGCTACTGCGATGAGCTGGTCCCGAACGGCTATGGCGGCATGGAGCCGCGATTCACGATCAACACCGTGCTGGCTGAGGCGGTCGAGGCTATCGACGCGCTGAACATGCTGGCCTCGGCGTTTCGCGGCATGACGTATTGGGGCACAAATACTGCGATGGCCGTCGCGGATATGCCGAGCGATCCGGTGAAACTGGTCACGCCGGCCAACGTCATCGACGGCGAATTCGAGTACAGCGGAACCAGCCTGCGCACCCGGCGCTCGGTGGCGCTGGTCAGCTGGAACGACCCGGCAGACGGGTACAAAAAACAGGTCGAGGTGGTCGAAGACGCCGCCGCGATCCAGAAATTCGGCTGGCGGCAGGTCGACGTAACCGCGTTCGGCTGCACCTCGCGCGGCCAGGCGGCGCGGCTCGGGCGCTGGATTCTCTACAGCGAGCGCGCCGAGACGGAGACGGTTTCGTATGTGGCCGGGGTTGACCATGCGGACCTGCGGCCGGGCGACGTGATTGCGGTATCGGACCCGTCGACCGCAGGCGCTCGCCTGGGTGGGCGCATGAAAGCGCCGGGGCTGTCGGTACTGGAGCTGGATGCGGTGCCCGATGCCGTGTCCGGCCAGGACTGGTATCTCGACGTGATGCTGCCGAGCGGCCAGATCGAGCGCCGCCAGGTGGCATCGTTCGCCGGTAATGCGGTCACGCTCGCCGAGCCGCTGAGCGCCGAGCCTGTGCCCGCCGCCGTGTGGGTGCTGTCGAGCATGGCCGTCGAGCCGCGCCTGTTCCGCGTCGTCTCGGTCTCTGAGCAGGACGGCAGTCGCTATCAAGTCACTGCCGCCGAGCATGACCCGGACAAATACGCCCGCGTCGAGCTGGGCCTGAACCTGCCTGAGCGTGATACCTCGCTGATCCCGACCGGCCCGCTGCCGGCGCCGGTCAGCATCTCGACGGGGGAGTACCTGTACCGCTCCGGCGTCACCGTGTACTCCGGCGCGACAATCTCGGTCGAGCCGCCCAAGGACGCGCGGGTGACGCTGTACGAGTACGAGGTTCTGCGCCCCGGCGAGAGCGGCTATGCCCAGCTCGGCACAAAATCGAGCGTCACGGTCGATCTGCCCGACACCAATCCTGGTGAGTACAAGATCCGCGTCCGCTCGCTGAGTGCGACCGCGCTGCGCTCGCCCTGGAAGGAGATCACGGTCGCGCTGCAGGGGCTGTTGCTGCCGCCATCCGACGTGACCGATCTGCGGATAAGCGTCAATGCCGGGCAGCTCTGGCTCTGGTGGCCGGCTATTCCCGATCTGGACCTGAGCCACTACGAGGTCCGGTATAGCCCGACGACCGAGGCCGTTACATGGTCAAGCGCCCAGGTGGTGATTGATCGCGTGGCGGCCGGCACCAACTCTGCGGTTCTGCCGGCGCGCAAGGGCACCTATCTGGTCAAGGCCGTTGATTCCTCGGGCGGCTACAGCCTCAACGCCGTGTCCGGTACGTCCGAAATTGCAGAGCTGAACGCCTACAACGCGGTTGAGTTGGTCGATGAGGGGCCGGTGTGGGCGGGCGCCCGCGTCGATGTGACGGAGGCAATCGGCCGGCTACAGCTCGGCAGCCGCGATCCGATGGCGTCGTGGGATGCGCTGGCGGATGTAGTGAGCCTGTCCTACGGCGTGGCCGGCCTCGCGCCGGAGGGCTGGTATTACGCGGACGAGATCGTCGATCTAGGCCACGTCTACACGTCGCGCCTGACCAGCGAAGTGCTGGCGACCGGCTACGACATTCTCGGGACGATTGCGTCATGGGCAAGCCTGGCCTCTGTCGACCGCATGGATGACACCGAAATCGGCCAGTGGGGGCTGACGCTGGAAGTGTCGCAAAGCAGCACGCCGCAGCCGGCGCCCCCCGTCGACTGGACGGAGTGGGCGCCGCTGACGATTGGCGAATACTCGGCACGGGCCTTCCGCTTCCGCCTGCATCTTCGCAGCTCTGCGCCCGCAGTGACCCCCAGCGTGAGCCGCATGCGAATCACCGTCGATATGCCGGACCGCGTGGCCGATGGCCGCGACCTGACCTGCCCGCCCGCTGGGATGCGGGTCAGTTTTGAGCCGGCGTTTATGGCTCGGCCGAGCCTGGCCGTAGACGCCCAAGGGCTTTCGGCCGGCGACCGCAAGTGGATCACCGGCATCGACGAAACCGGCTTTGACCTGCAATTCCTCGACGCGGCCGGCAATGGCGTGTCGCGCACATTCGACTACCTCGCAAAAGGCTACGGCCGGCGCGCAGCCTAGGAGTAATCAATGAGTCAATTTGATTTTTCAACTATCGACCCGAACGCAAAAAGCGGTACGCAGCTGGCGGTGGACCTGAACAACTGGCGGGACGCTCTGCACAGCGGCCATCGTGGCGCCGCGCGCCCGGCCTATGCGCAGGGCGGCATGCTGTGGGTGCGCGAGACATCCGCAGAGCAGTGGGATTTGATGTGCTACGACGGCGATACGGATTTCGTGTTGCGCAGCGTGAATCCGACGACGAATCAGCTAATCGCGATTCCGCAGAGCGCTGTCGCTGGGCTGATGGAGCTAGAGGGCAAGGCCGCCGAGCTAGAGGGCAAGGCCGCCGAGCTAGAGGGCAAGGCCGCCGAGCTAGAGGGCAAGGCCGCCGAGCTAGCGGATTCGCTGCAGGGCCTTGCGGCCAGCCGCGGCTTCCGCCTCATAAAAACCACGGCCGCATCCCCGGCGTGGGCAAAATCTGGCGCGGCGCTGATCACAGCTCAGGCGCTGGCATATACGCTGGCCGGAGCGGCGCATGAACTGCCGCCCGGCACAGCCATCACCCTGCCTGCGCTAGCGAGCGGCAACGACTACGCCATTTACGCCACCGTCGACGGCCGCCTCGTCGCCGACCTGAACTGGTCCGCGCCCAGCGGAGAGCCAGCCGGCACCACGCGCAAAATCGGGGGCTTCCACGTCGCGCTGACTGGCGAAATCCTCGAGTACAGCCTGTGGGATATCAACTACCGCCCGACATGCCCCGACCCGCGCGGGATGGTGTGCATCAATGGCATGTTCTGGGCTGATATCTACCTGCTGGGCGTCAATCATCACGCGGACGGCACGAGCCGGGCCGGTGTGGTCATCGCGGATGGTGACCGCCCACCGAAGATCCCCGCTATCTATGGCGGCAACGGCTCTGCAGCCTATGCCGAGCTGACGTGGTTCATCGCGCAGGACGTCCTGCAAAGCCACGGCAAGCGCCTGCCTAGCTGGGGCGAGCTCTCGATGCTGGCCTTCGGCGTGACCGAGGCGACTTCTGTCGGGACCGACCCTGTCACCACAAAGCACGACGCGCCGCGCCGTTCGCGCTGGGGCGTCGAGCAGGCGACCGGAAACCTGTGGGTATGGGGCGCGGACGTAAACGGCACATCGGCCACCGGCACGACAACATGGCAAGCGATCACGGGCGGGCGCGGGAGCATCTACACGCACTCACTGCGCGCCGTGCTTCTGGGCGCCGCCTGGGCCAGCGGGGCGTACTCCGGGTCTCGATCGGCGTTCTGGAGCCATTCGCCGAGCTACTCCGGCAGCGACATCGGCGGGCGCGGCCTCAGTGACCACCTGTGCCTGCTGGCGGAGCGATAGCGAGCCATGACCATGCACAGATTGCCTGACAGCCGCAACCTGATGCGCCACCTAACAACCCAAGCGGGAGACAGCCATTGAAGATCATCGTACAAACCGCTGCTGACCTAGACGCCCTGCAGCAGGCGGACCCGCACGGCTATCGCGAGCAGCTGACAGCCATCCTCGGCAGCGCCCGTATCCGCACAAATCAGGCCGAGTATCCAGAGGATTACGACAGCACATTAACTGAGGGCGATGAGGGTTATATCGCGCCGCTGTGGGTCGAGGTCGATGACGGGGCAACTCTGGCGCGACTGGGCTTTGAGAGCCGCACGGCGGTGGAGCTGCGGCTTTCGAGCCTCGACGGCTAATCGGCTGGCCCGATCAGAAGCACCATGCCCGCTTCGGCGGGTTTTTTATTGCCTGGAGAAAACCATGCACACATCCGAAACCGGCCTGGCGCTGATTCGCCAGTTCGAGGGGCTGCGCCTGCTCGCCTATAAATGCGCGGCTGGCGTCTGGACCGTCGGCTATGGTTCGACGGCTGGCGTAAAGCCCGGCCAGAGCATCACGAAAGAGCGCGCCGAAGAACTGCTACGCGAGGACGTGGCGCGATTCGAGGCTCATGTGCGCCGACTTGTCCGCGTGTCGATCACGCAGGGGCAGTTCGATGCCTTGGTCGCCTTCGCGTTCAACGTCGGCCATGGCGCGCTTGAGCGCTCGACCCTGCTGCGCCTGCTCAACGACGGCAAATACGACGAGGCCGCGTTGCAGTTCAATCGCTGGGTCAAGGGTGGCGGCAAAGATCTGCCCGGCCTTGTCCGTCGCCGTGCTGCTGAGCGTGCGTTGTTCGAGGCCGTCGCATGATGCCGCCCCGCCTGATCGCCGCAATCACTCTCGCGCTGATGGCCCTGTCCGCTGCCGGCGCCTGGCAATACCAGGCCAACCGCTACGAACGCCAGATCGCTGATATCCGAGCCGACTACGCCGAGGCCGCGCGCAAAGCCGAAGCGCAAGCCCGCTCCGAAGAACAACGCCGACAGACCGCAATCGAGGGCATCCGCCGTGACGCACAAACCCAAATCGCTGCCGTGGCCGCTGATGCTGCTGCCGCTGATGCTGCTGCTAGCCGGCTGCGCAACCGAGTTGCCGAGCTATCCCGTCGACCCGCCCGCTGTCCCGGCGCTGCCGCAGGAGGCGAGACAACCGACCCCGCCCGCGATCTGCTCGCCGTCATGCTCAGCCGGATTGATGATGCTGCGGGAGGAATTGCTGAGTATGCCGACCGAGCCCGAGTAGCGGGGGCGGCGTGTGAGGGGGCTTATGATGCTGTGAGGGGGGATTAGGTTTGCCCGGACGGGCTGGGATAGTAGACCGGGACACCGGCCTCTGTTGCTGCGGACGCCATATCGGCACTTCCCTTGCCGCCAGGGAAGCAGACAACGCCATCCGGCCGCAGGGTTAGCATGTACCGGTTCCGAAGCGGGCCGGCGCGCTTGCCGTGCGTCTCCCACTCTGCCCGGCAGCGGGTGAGCGGGATGCCATAGCCGGTCGCCCATTCCCGAGCCCAGCGATCTGCGCCGGTCGGGCATTCTCCCTGGATGACCTCGGCTATCCCGCGCAGCGTGTGGATCTTGTCGAGCACTCGGAACGCGTAGTCGCGGTCGGCGTAGTCGCGGCCTCCGCAGACGATGATTCGGACGGGCATGCAGGGCCTTCCTGTGGGCAACAAAAAAGGTTGCTGAAATGTTGCTGAAACCGACCGTAACCCAGCGTCATTTTCAGCGACTTTCAGCAACCTTTTCCGCTGGAGGCCCCGTATTCCGGGGCTTGTATGGTGGAGCCGGGGGGATTTGAACCCCCGTCC